CTGAATGCAATATTTGGGATGATAATGACTTATATTTTGTCGGTACATATGATGAATGCTATGCATATGCTGAAAAATGGCATCATCTTGGGTATTGTTACATTGAACCACTAGAAGATTAATTTCTTTTAGTGGTTGTATGTTCGTTTATATTATTATTGTTTATTTAAATAAAAAAAGGAGAGTGTTGTATATGACATTAAATGACAAATTAAATCAAGTGGTAATTCCTTCATTAGTAGTAAAATGTGACTTATGGGGAATAGAACTTGAACAATACGGTATTTACCCAAATGCAGTTGATAGTTTTGTAGTATCTAATGGATTTATTAATAAGAGTGAAACTCTTGTTGATAATGAGAATAATGAACTAAGAGTAGCTTCTCTTGGTTCGAAGATGATTGGTTCTTATAGAGACAAAGGTAGTATCACAGGAATAGTGGAAGATAAGTACACTATTATGTGTGCTATGGTATTTGAAGTTGAAAGTGAGAAAGACAATTTCACTAAGTTCTTGAGAAGTATCAGAACTAAGCACCAAGTTTATACAAATAAAACTGGTGACAAATGGCAAGTAGCATTTGAACCAGATGTAATAGCTGGTACATCTTGTAGTAGAGATAACGTTAATGCTCTACTAATAGACGGACTTATGGAATTAGATTGTATCATTGAGGATAAAGAAGTTTCTCTTTCTGTTGAGGAAATTGCTAAGCTTAAAATAGAAGATTTAGCTGAAAACAGAAAAAGAGATTGGGAACTTTTCATCATAGATAATGAGACTGGTGAAAAGGTTCATTCTTTCGGCGAACATCTTGTTATCTTTGAATATTTCTTCTGGCAACCAATGCACGACAATAACAGTTATATTTCTAAAAAGAAAATTAACTGTTTATATCACCAAAGTGTAGACGGTTTCCAAATCTATATGCCTTCAGTTTATGAGGCTATTCAAAATTCAGTTGACTACAACTCTGTTAAAGAAGATATGCTTTGTCTTGGAGTTGATTTCTTTAAGGATTATCAAGCTGATAGATTTTCAAAAGAAGAAATCGAGGCTTTTCTTAATCCTGAAAGTTCTGATGATTGGAATTAATAATATTTTGTTTAAATAAAAAAGGAGAGTGTTTTATGGATAAAGTTAAAATGTATGCTGTAGTTTTTAATGGTGAAAGTAGATTATTTGATAATTGGGACGATTGTTCTAGTTTTGTCAAAGGTAAAAGTGGTGTTAAATACAAGAAATTTGCTTCTGAACAAGAGGCAAATTCTTGGATAGTTGAAAACTTATCTACTAAGACTAGTTTTGAAGAAGTTGTAGAAAAAGTCTATGACCCGTCTGTAATTTACTTTGACGCTGGTACTGGTAGAGGTATCGGTGTTGAGGTAAGAGTAACAGACAGCCTTGGAAATAGTTTAATTAATAAGATTGCTAGTAATAGTAGTTTTATTGATTTATGCAATCGTTATGGTTTTATAGTGAATGATTTTGGTAACGTGCAATTACCTAAAAACTTCACTAATAACTATGGTGAGGCTCTTGGTTGTATTCTTGCTTACAAGATTGCTAATCTATTACCAGAAGTTAAAACAATACTTGGTGATAGCGAACTTGTTATCAAGTATTGGAGCAATGGTATTATCAAGGTTAAGAACGAAAGCACTATTAAAATGCTTAAATACTTAACTGATTTAAGAGCTAGTAGTACTTTAGAATTAAAATGGATACCTGGTTCAGCTAATATGGCTGATTTAGGTTTCCATAAGGACTAATATTTATAATTTTGTATTTAATTAAAAAAGGAGTGATATTTATGAGTAAGAAAGTTTTGAGAATGGCGATGAAAGATTTAAGAAATGCAATGGTTAGTTTAGGAGTTCCTAGCCACTTGGATTATAAAGATATGAACAGTTATCAATTAATTTTAAATAAGGATACTCTGTTAGATAATGTTGATAACTACATAATGGACTTAGATTTATATTGTGATAATTATATTTATGTAAGTGATTTAACTAAAGATTTAAGACACGCAGTTAGCGTTGTTAAAGGAGCGTGTTAATATGAGTTTAAGAGGCGTAATGTATGTTCTGTTTGGAATACTTGCTTGGGGTGTTTTAACAGCACCACAAGTTACTTTCATACCAGCAGTTGTAGTAGGAGTGATGATTTATATTATATTCAGAATATTAGGAGGTGATAAATAATGAAAGATAGTGGATGTTTAACTCTTCTAATATTACTAGCTACCATATGTTTCCTAATTCAACAATTTGGATTAGGAACTGTATTGATTGGATTATTTATAGTTTGTTTAGTTTGTTAAGGATGGTATTATGTTAATTGATAAGTTTGGTATTTACTTAGTTATCCTTTTTATTAGTTGTATCTTATCTCATTTTATTCTAGGAGCGTGATTAATATATGAAAAAACTAGATGTCCTTGGTTTCATCTTTGTTTGCTTATTTTGTTCTTATTCTGTTCTAGTTTACTTGGTTTAGGAGGAGGGTTTATCCCTTCTCTCTTTTTTTTACCCACTCACTCACTCACTTCTCCATCTGTTCACTCAGCTTACACTTAGTTCATTCTTAGTTATTCTATTTTTTTTAAAACAATAGGTAGTCTTTCTTCTCCTTCGCCCTTGGCATACGTCGAAGAAAGCTTTGTTTCGTCTCACGTTTCTTTTCTCCCTTCGCCTTTGGCATCAAGTCGGAAACGTTCGACAGCTTCGTGCTTATCTTCGCTCCGTCTTTGACATCCGCTTCAGGCACTCAGCATTGGAACGCTCTATGAATATTTATTCTTTTTTCTTTTTTTATTTTTTTTGTTTTTTCTAGTTCTTAAAAAAAACATTGAAATAAATAAAGCACAAGTTTTCCCAGTTCTTGTGTAAAGAATAAATAAAATTATACGTGCGTGCGTATAATAAGATGTTTTAGTGTAAACGGGTGTAACCTTAGTAACATTAAAGCACACGTAATTGGGTGCGTTGATTTACGGTAAGGCAACGCCGTGTAATAAAAGCAGTTGCCAACGTGCGAAGTGGGTTTTAACTGTTTGTCCCCATATACAAACAGTTTTCTGAATTTTGGTAATATTTTATTTTATGTTATATATTGAAAGAGAGGTGTATTTAATGGCAAAAAAATTGACAGCTGGTAACTTACTTGGAGCTCTTGGGAGTAAATCTTTAGATGACGCATCTAAAATAGGTGCTAAAGTGGTAGTTGCTACTACTAAAACTCTTAAAGATTTAAAAACCGAAACCAAGTTAGCAATAACTGGTGTAGGTTTGAGTATTGCAAGTAATATGCTGGACCTTGATAATCCAGCTGGAGCTGTAGGACTAGGTGCTGTAGGTATCGACGCCTGGGTAGGAAAAGCTGGTGAATTAATGATGTATGGTGCTGGAGCATCGGCACTGTATAAGTTTGGTAAAAATTTAAGTAAAGAATTAGAAAAAGATTATTCTGATGAAGAGTTAATCTCCGAACTTGGCATAGAAGACTATGTTGAGGATAAAGATGATACTGAAGAATAATCTATAGTGTTGTTTATTTTAAAGAGTAGATAGTTACTCTGGTAGAACTGTACCGTAATGTTTGGAAATTATATTATATTAAAATTAAAATTTAAAAAAAGGATAAAGTGAAAATTAATATGGAAAACAAAAAAATATTTGGTGTAAATTATAAAGAATACAACGGAACTACAAATATGATAAACAGAATTTTAGCAAGTGGAAACACTTCTAGTGCTAAACAATATGAAGATAAGTTAAATGATTTAGTAAAAGATTTTGGTGTTATGGACCCAAAATTATCAGCTAGACTTAACTATCTTAGAAGTACAAAACAAAATGATACCGAAGAATTTGCAGAATTAGTTGCTCTTGAAAAAGAGGCTTATGTAACATTTTATAAAAACTTAGGTTCTCAAGTTAAAGATTATATTAAAGATATAATTGGAGACGGAAAGACACTTAAACTTAACAGAAGAGAAAAGATTAGAACCAATTATAATGGTTCTAAAGTAGCACAAGCTTGGAATGGTAGTCAATTAATGAGTGGTATTAGATTTTTCGAATACCCAGTTGTTGATTATTCTGAACAAGATATTAAAGATTATTTAGACGGTACTAGAAAATCTATAATGTCTTCTAACAGTACTGTTGCTGTTGCTGTTACTACTGAAGAAAATGAAATAACATTAGAAAAAATGGTTAGAGTAAGATTTTTCTCATTATGCTATGACGCAGTTAACAAAAAGTTTATCACTCACGAATGGTTAATTACATTCGATGTGATAACAGCTCCTACAAAAGAGCAAGTTGAAGACGCTAATGCTGAATTAGACGCAGTAGCAGAAGATTGGTGTTAATATAAATAAGGGTACAGGTGTTTTTACATCTGTACCCAATTTTTATTCTAATTGTACCCTTAATTCCCTCACTCTCAAATTAAGGGTACGTGGATTTCTTCTTCCACATAATTAGAACCGATGTGAGTTTACCTCCTCATCTCACGTCGGTTCAACCTCCTCTTAAAGGTACGATTAGAATAAAAATGTTTATATGATATTGTGTTTTTAATTAAAAGGAGCTGATAGTATGAAAATTAATTTACCTAAAGACTTGGAAAAATTTATTGCATTTGACGGGAAAAACAACTCAGGTTATCAAATGATAGTTAAATTTGATAACGGATTTGGTGCCAGTATTATAAATAATATTTACAGCCATACAAGAAATGACCAAGAATTTGAATTGGCTGTTATTGAAAAAACTGGTGAAGAACAAAATGAATGGGAACTTTGCTATACAACATATATTACAGATGATGTAATTGGTTACCTTCCTGAAAAAGAAGTAATAGAAATTCTTTATAAAATAAAAGACCTAGAAGTTTAATCTTCTAGGTTTTTTGTTTCTGTTATTATATGTTTAAGTTAGCCACCTCCTCTGGCTTAAACTGGGTATACTATAATTACCTCCTATTATGGTATACCCGATACCTCCTTAAATATATAATTATGGAAACAAAAAAATAACAAAAAATAAGAAAGGAAAGTGGTTCTAAATGAAGAAAATGTTATTTATTGATGAAATTACTAAAAACAGTATTGAGGAATGTCTTGAATTACAAGATAGGTTCTTGATTAATGATAAAGAAGACGTTTTCTTCTTTAGAATTACAAGACTATCGGACGGTAGATATATATTAAAAATCTACCAAGAAGATTTGAGATGATATTAGCCCTAGCTTTGACTACTATTTCTACCTCCTTTGGAATAGTAGTCAAGCTAGATTTTTTTTAAGGCACCCCTTTTCTATCTAGAAAAGCGATTGGTGCACGTGGAATAGAAGTATTTGTTTTTTAAAAATTATACGCATTCACACAAGCACAGAGATTGCGAGAGGAAAAAGGGTGAGAAAATATGAATTATTTTGATAAATTAAGTTTTAAAGACGCTGAAAAATTAAGAATTCTTTTAGGAGAATTCAGAAAATGGTTAGCGGAAAATTGTAAAATAGAAAACAATCATAGTTTTGAATATGGAATAAACAAAGAGCTTGAAGATAAAGTAATTTATCATTTCGGTAAGAAAAAAATAATTTTTTATGCAGATAGTGCAAACAAGCGTAACACATTCATTAAAACTATGGAATATGGAACATCTGTTAATAAAATAAAACCTTTAATGTTTAAAGTATTTATTAGACTAAAAGGTTTTAAAAGTAATAATGTAGATAATAAACTAAGAATATTTAGTTTTGCTATAACTAAAAATAAAAATGTATTTCCAAAAGCTTTTAAATATGCTTTGGATTTAAGAACTGGTAAGTTTTTTTATTTATTAAATCCAAAATGTGCTGAAACGTATGGTCAATTAATGAAAGATTATTTTAAAAGCAAATTTAAAGAATTTGCAAACGAAGAACTAGAATATGTATATGACGGACGTTCAGATACAATGGTTATATTTAAAAATAAAGATATAGTTATAATGAATACACCTTATGCAAAAAAAAATATTTCTATTCATAAAAACATTAAAGCACAGAATATAAAAAAAGCTTATAGAGAAATAAAAGAAAATAAAAGAAATATTATTGATATAGGTTTATATAATACAGATTTAGTATATCTTAGAAGTGAAGAAAAATATTATTTCTTTATTGAAGATAAAATTTATGAAAAAGAAACTAAAGACTTATCTAATATAAAAGTATTTAAAAATGGAATAAATTTTGATTTTTATTCTGGGAATAATTGTTTTTATGATTTTAAAAAAGAAAAAGATTTTTTTGATTTTTCTAATAAAAATGTATTTGTAGGAAAAACAGATATGTCTAAAGATGTTGCTTTAATACATAAGGAAATATTATACTTACTTAAAAATAACGCTAAAATAAAAAACAATATAGAAGTAGTTAGTGATTTTGAAGAAGATTCTATTAATAAAAAAGTAGCATTATTTGCAATCTATGAAAATGATTGTGTTGGTAGTTTATATTTTTATAAAATTTGTAATGAAATATTTTTATTAAGTTCTGATTTCTTAAGTAAAAATAATCCAAAAGAACTTTATAAAATAGATAGAGAAATTTTATTGGAAGAGAATAATAATAATTTATTCTTTGTAAATTTATAATTTTTTAAGGAGGTACAGT